TTAATTATAATTAATCTATTATCTCATCAATAAGACCATATTCAATACACTGAGCTGGTGTCCATTGAACATCTTTTTTTAACATTTTTGATAATTGACTTCTTGTTAAGTTTGTATGTTCTACATAAATATCCTTAATCATTTCCATATAAGTTCTCATGTTTTGAACTTCACCTTCAATTTCTGTAAATTTCTGCCACGCAACACCACTACGGAGCTCGTGTATGAGAAATGTACTATATTTTCGCATATAACGACGGTGAGCAACAACAGAAATTAAGGTACAACCTGATGCGGCATAAGCATCCACTATTGTATGAATAGGAATAGTCAATGATTTGATGCAGTTAATACATCTAAATGTAGCATCCAAAGAACCTCCGTATGAGCTTAGATATAATTTAATAGGTATTTGTTCAATACCTAAATTATTACTCATACTTATTAATTTACTTTGTAAATTTAGCAATTGTTTGTTTAATTTTGTAATTGATTCATTTGTAATATCATCAGTAAAATAAATTTTATTATCAACTACATAACTTTCATCTCCAGTATTCTTTTTAAAAATTTTGCTAAAGTCTATTTCAGGTTCTTCTTCATCACTATCTTCTAATGCCTTTTTGCATTTTTTGACACTACCTCCAAACATCACTTTACTCTCTTTGATGCTACTGCGTCGTTTACGGTTATAGTTCATGTTTAACTCCATATTTATTATAAGTAATAATAAATATTTATATATAAAATTGAATATTAAATTAACTATAAATAAAAGATTATAGAGTATAATATTAAGTAAAATGACTACACATCAATTAGTTCTTCCTATTGTTAATACTACATTATCTACAAAAGTATCATTATTTCCAATGCAAATGAATAATGAAATTTATTATCATCTTAAACAAAATGTTGAAAAGAAGGTACAAGGTAAATGTAATGAATTTGGATATGTAATAAAAGTATTAAAAATAGAAGATTACAATGATGGAATTATTGATGCTGAAAATTTTTCTGGTTCAGCTGTATATAATATTAGATATTTGGCAAGTTTGTGTATTCCAGTTGAAAAAACACAAATTATTGTTAAAATAGAAAATATTAACAATGCTATTATATTAGCACTTCATGGACCAATATCATGTGTTATTACACCCGATAAAATAAATACTGAATTATTTACAAATGAAATTGGCAAATATTATATTAAAAACAAAAAACAAGAGACAAAACATGAAACTAGACAAGAACTTAAAAAAGGTGATTTAGTCAAAATTACAATTTTATCTAAAAAACTATATAAAAATGATATTATGATTTCGTTAGGATTTTTAGATGATATGGCTACACAAGGTGAACAAGATAACTTTTACAAACCTGAATTATTTAATCCAGATGTAGAAGTAGAAGAAACTACTAAATTAGTAGAATTTCACGAAGATGATGTTGAAAAAACGAATGAATTTATGATATAAACTTTAATTTAGAATATATAGTAGAAATACGAAAAAATGTCATTTAATAAAAATATAATTTGTAATAATTGCGGCAAGTTTGGACACACCCATAAACAATGTAATGAACCAATCACAAGTTTAGGTGTTATATGTATACGAGTATCTGATGATATTAAAACAAAATTAACAGAAAAATTAGTTCATGAATATCAATTTGATATTCATAAAAATATTATAATAGATATTCTTGATGATAACAATATAAATAATAATATACTTAATACCAATAATATAGAATATTTAATAATACAACGTAAACATTCATTAGGATATATTGAATTTATTCGAGGTAGATATAATATATTAGATCATACTAGTATATTTCATTTAATTAAACAAATGACACCAACAGAAGTTCAATCAATAAAAACAAAAGAGTTTAAAGACTTGTGGGAAGAAGTGTGGAAGAAAACATCCTATAATAAATTATATATTAAAGAAATGGATGAATCTATGGAAAAATTTAATACATTAAAAACAAATAATTTTTTTAGTCAAAATTTAACAAATGAATTTGAAGAATCTGAATGGGGTTTTCCTAAAGGAAGACGTAATCCAAATGAAAAGAATTTAAAATGTGCATTACGTGAATTTTATGAAGAAACTGGAATAAATAAAAATAACTTAATTGTATTAAATAAATTGTTTCCATTACATGAAATATTTCATGGAACTAATGGTATATTATATAAACATGTATATTACATTGCTATATATAATAGTACAGAAGATATTAGTTTAGAAAAATTACATGAAGATCAATTAACAGAAATTGGAGGAATTCAATGGAAAACAATAGAAGGATGTACTAAAGTATTTAGACCTTATCATCAAGAAAAAAAGAAAATATTAAAATCATTACATATGTTTTTATTAAATAAGATCAAATAATTTTTTTATAAATAAAATTAATGGAAAATATAGATAATTATCAAAAAATCATTTTTGAATTAATTACAATTCAAAAATGGGATGGTGTAGAAAAAATATTAACAGACAGAATAAATAGAATTGATCCAAATATTCGTGATTCAGCAGGTAATTATTTAATACATTTATTAATATATAATAATCAATTACAATTATTAAAACTTTTATTAAAATTAGATCCTCGTATAGATATATTAGATTCAGAAGGTAAACAAATATGTTATTTACCTATTCGATATAATCAATATGATATTCTAAAAATATTATTAGAATACAATCAAATAAATTATGGTATTGATATAGCAAACTTTAGAGATGCAGATCAAAATTCTCCATTATTTTATTCTGTTAAATTTAATAATATAAATATTACTAAATTATTATTAGATAATGGTGCAAGATTAGTAACTTATGATTTTAATAAAAATACACCATTACATTTAGCATGTTTAAATGGTAATGAAGAAATAATAAAATTATTTATTAATTATTATCCAAATATATTAAAATCAAATAATTTAGAAAAACAAATACCTTTACATATGGCACTACTAAAAAATAGTAATCCAAATATCATTAAAATATTATTAAAAAATATAGAATTAAAAGAATTTTTACTAAATTCACAAGATATAAATGACCGTACACCCTTAATGTACGCAATTGAATTAGGATTATTAGTTAATAATATTTTATATTATAAAGATTTATTTGAAACATCTATGGAATTACACGACGCAGACGGTAATACACATTATCACTTAGCTATAAAATATAAAGTTGATTTAAAATTGTTTTCTGAACCACCTATATCAATATTACAACAACCAGATATAGATGGAAATACAATATTACATTTATTATTTCAAAATAATTTAACTACTTTTTTTCCAGATATTATTAAACATTCATCATTTTTAATACAAAATAATAATGGTGATTCTGTATTACATTATTTATGTCCAGAAAATTGGCAAAAATACAAAGATATATTAGAACACCATAAATTATCAATCTATTTAAAAAATAAAAAAGATGAAAGCCCTTATAGTATTATTGAAAATACAAAAAATAATAAATTATTAAATGATTTTATTGATACAGTTGCAATATCTTATTATAATTTATTAAAAACACAAACAAATAAAGAATATATTACAAAATGGGAAAATGATTGTAATATCAATATTAAAAATAAATCAAAAGAACAAGTATGGAAAGAAAAATGCTATAATAATATATATAATAACATTAAAAATGGAATATCATTTCCTGAAAAAAAGAAAAATTATTGTATTGATATAACTAAACAAATGATTACTAGATCAGTCTATACTGGAATTACACTAGATATTATAGGAGGACTTATATTATTAAATAAATTATTAAAGAATAAAAATACAACTAGTCTAGAATTAAATATATTAATAAATAATAAAGTAGATACCTTTTATAGAGATAATCGTATTATTCGTAATGATTTTATTAATTTTGAAATTATATGGATATATCAAACTATATTTTTTCCAATTGGATTAGAAGAATTATTTATGAAATTTCTTAAAAATAAAAATAGATATTTTGTAATACCAATTGGTATTGATTTATCTCAAGGATCACATGCTAATATTTTAATTTATGATAAAGAATATAATAGTTTAGAAAGATTTGAACCGAATGGATCAAATCCACCTAATAATTTTTATTATTTTCCAGATGAATTAGATACTTATATATATCAATATTTTAGTAAATTAAGTGATAATATAACATATTATTCACCAAAAGAATCATCTCCTAAAATTAGTTTTCAAAGATATGAAATATTAGAAACAAATTCACGTATATCTGATCCAAGAGGTTATTGTGGTGCGTGGTGTAATTGGTATGCATATCAACGATTAAGAAGTGGATTAATAATGCCAAAATTAATACCTAAATTATTACAAAAAATACGTGGTAACAACATGATGTTTAAACATATTATTCGAAATTATGCAAGTTTAATGTCAAACATACGTGATGAAATACTAGAAAAATCAAAGATTACATTAGATGATTGGTTTACTTCTGTTACAATACAACAATTAGAAACGATTGAAACTAATATTAAAGCTAATATTAAAGCTAATATTAAAGCTAATATTAAAGCTAATATTAAAGCTAATATTAAAGCTAAATCATAATTTATTTATTATTATATGATAAATATAATTTATATATAATTAATCCAATTACAAAACCAATTAATATATATACTAAAAAATTGTAATCTTCTACTGTATTTTTAAAATCTTCTTTAGTATTTTTAAAATATTCTATCTTATCTTCTATTGTTTTTGGCTTAGCTGATAATGCTTTTTTATAATATGCAAAAACCTCCTCGAGAGTTCGAGTTGGTTTATTTGTTCTTTCTAATACATTATTATGTACATCAACAATAAATTTCATAAATGAATGTCGATTTTCTACGATAATATCCATTGGAATTTCTTTTTTATAGTTATATAAAAAATCAGAATAATGTACTCTGCATCCATAACACGGTAATAAATGTTCTAATGAATATAGTAAATTAGATGCTGCTAATTTTTCAGCATCAGATGGATTTTCAGGATATCCAATTGCTGCAGTTTCTAAAAAAAACCATGTTTTGGGTCCCCATACAGTAGGCGATAAATTATTTCTATTAGACATTAATATTTACTAGAAAATAAATTTTATAAATAAATTTAATTAAATAATTTCTTGGGATTATTACAAATAGTATCATATACTCTTTTAACATTAATATCTGTTAGATTTTTATACATTTTTTTTAATTTAATTTCAGTAGGATTTTCAGAATAATATTTATACTGTATAATATTTGATAATGGTATCCTTGGTATACTAATATTTACTATCTGATTATTTCGGTTTACTTTACATACTAATGTTTCATTCTTCATATACATCATTGTAATCCATGTTTCAAAATGTAAATCTTTATTTGTTTCATCGTGATGCATATAAAGGTTAACTGGTGTATTTTCAATTGTAATCAATCTATCACCAACATGTAACAGATTTTCATATATATCCCAATTTTCTTTCACGTATATTCTGTTATTTACAATTTCAAATAAATAATACATATTTGAATAAAAATCATCAATATGTTCCATTATTTGTTTCAATGTATATACATCTACTACAATTGAATTTATGTTATCATCAATTTGTTTATGCATAATTACAATTCCTGAAATTTTGCATTCATGTGTGTTTGAATTTTTATGGTATGTTGCAACCCCAATATCAATTTGTTTATTTATAATTGATTGCATATATACTGGTGGTAAGTAAAGCCAATCTGAAAAATTTACAGTTTTAATTATTGTAATTTGTTCATTTTCAGAATAATAATGATTTTTCTTTACAAAATTAATGCATTCAATTCTATTATTTATTCCCATTGAAGGCATATCCCATACCCGCAAAAAGTTATGAAATGAATATCTAGATGTACTCATTTCATATTGTGTATCATTAATAATAAAATATGCTTTGGTACAATGTGTAAAATGTGACTTGTTATGATTAAAAGGTGTAAATACTACAGTTTGATTAAGATTACTCATAATCAAACCCAGTTGTTTACCTGCAACTTGTCCATAATTATCCAAAAAATGAACTAGGACATTCGATAGTACTACCATTATATTTTGTTGTGTTTTTGTATGTTATACATATTATTCTATTAAAATATATATTTTTCAATTTTATTGATTGGCTCTAAATAATATAAATAATTCCAATAATGATTGATTGAATATCTTATTTCTATTATTTATTTGTATATTTTTATCATCTTCTGGTAATAAATATTCTTCAACCATACTTGGTGATACATTTTCATAGAATAGACGTACTAAATTCCAAGGTATTAATTGTTGTTGTAAAGGATATATTAGTGCGGGTAATATTGCTTTTGTATGTAGTGCATAATTAAAATTTGTTAGATGTTTCATAATTACTTTATTCACTTTATTCACTTCCTTTCTTTCCTTTTTAATACTATGAATAAATTTACCATGTACTATTGAATTTGGATCTTTAAATAATGTTTGAATATCACTCGTATTATCAATATTATCTATATTTGAATATGCAGATATATATATGAATAATATATTCGAATATGCATTATTTGGAAAATATGGTATATATTTGTTATTATTTTGTACCAATTCATTTAACATAGGAATTATTTGTAATTTTTTGTAATATTTATTAATTAAATTTGTAATAATAAT